AATGAGGCACACAAGAATGTCACGGACTCAATATATCTACGTGCTTCGTGAACCCACAACCAATCAAGTACGCTACGTCGGGCGAACTAGCAAGCCCGAGCAGCGAGAGGAGGAGCACGCCACGGCTATTGGAGTACCATACAATAAGGGATTGACTGCTTGGGAGCGAGGATTGAGGGCGGCAGGGTTACGGCCAGTGTTTGAAATCATCATTGTGGTTCAGACATTCCACGGGTCCATCTACAACATCGCCGCAAGACAGATAGAAGAATTCTGGATCGCCCACTTCCGCTATAGTTATGCGCTGTTCAATGGATGGCCAGGTGGGCACGTGAAAATGCCACCGCGACGACTCCGCAAGACCCAAGATACAATGCCATTTGGTGTTCCGTTATCGCACAGCGAGGTTGATGGGGTCATACTGGCAGACTTCAGACAGACAACCCAAGGGCCAGGAATAGAATCAGAGACATGACCACGACAGCCGACCTTGCCCAAGACTTCCTCGACGCGGTCGCTGACCCCTCCGTATTCTGCGAGGGCCAGATCCCTGTCTTCTGCCCCGACGAGGTCGTGACGTTGGCCCCCAACTGCGGCGTGATCGACGAGTGCCCGCTTTTTCTGGCACCATCCTGGGGTTCCATCATCAGGCGCTGGTCGGCCGGGCTCGGCGGCGACCCCGCGGAAGGCTGCGGTCCGTATCAATGGCTTCGGAAGTGGAACCGGTCCCAACAATACTGGGTTGTCCAGTTCGCCGGCCACGCCGAGCAGGAAGTTCAAGCGGTCGATGCTCAGCATGCGGCGTGTACCGCTTGGTGGGTGCATGTGGTTGGCGGCTCGCCGATCGACAAGACGCTGCTCTTTGAGAAGCGGTACTCGGTGCGAGAGGGCTGACGCCGCTACGCATAGTCTAGCCGTATCACTAGAATTAGGAGGATGGTCAAATGTCTGCCCCAAAGCCCTGCGGTGTCTCACTACTGGAAGTCCTCATCTCTATCTTCGTTCTCTCAATCGGTCTGTTGGCCGTGGTCGCGGTGCTCCCCGTGGGCCTCTACGCAATCCGCGAGGCTGCCAAGTCGGACCGGGCCGCCGCCTGCGGACAGGCTATATTGAGCGACGTCAAAGTCCGCGGAATGATCAACCTCAATAACTGGAGGGATGCAGATGGGTCCGTAGTTTACGAGTGGAGACCACCCGCTTTCGGTGAATCGGATCCCCCGGTGAGCGTCGCGCGCGGCGGTTTTCCGCTGGGCGAGTCCTACGCCATCGACTCGTTGAACCTGGCCGTGCAGGCGAGCCCCAATTCTCGCCAGCGGCTGCAAAGCTTTCCTTACAACATCCGGCGCCTGGATGGTTTCCCCGGGGATGACTTTCCGCAACTCCTGCCCGGCCGGATATGGAGGTGGACGCGAATGCGTCGTGTAACTTGGAGCGGCATCGGCCTAAATCCGCTCCTGGCTAGTCGGGTGTTCGGCTGGCACGACGATCTGGTGATCCCCGTGCCGGCTGATGAGACCCAGCGGCCCCGCCAGACGTTCCTGACCTCGTCCGGGAGCGATGATGCTGAAGGAAGAGCGTTTCCGTTCATGGCGGGGGATGGGGGGCCCGTGCGGAACCCGCTCCACAGCCAGGACTCGGGTGACTACTCGTGGATGGTCACGGCGACACCGACGGCCGAGGTCGTCGATTTCGTCTCTCCCAATGACCCATCGAGCTTTCCCGAACGGAGGTTTCCCTACCATTATTCGGAGAATGCACCGCATTACACGGTTTCGATCATCGTCTTCTACAAGCGAGACATACCGGCCCCGGGTGACTACACGCCCGGCAGAACTCTAGAGGACGAGACGCCAAGTGAGCGGCAGGTGGAACTGATGTTCGTCGGTACCGGGCTCGGCGGCGGCGACGTCCTGTTGTTCACGCTGCACCGAAACCCCGCCGACGTTTCCACGCCCCGTGATCGCAGCGACTATCTGGACATCAAAGAGAACGAGTGGATGATGGTCAGTGGCTTTCACCTCCATACCTACTCATACGAGTTGAATGACGAGACTCGGTTGTCCCCGGACCCGGCCAGTCCCTATTACGAGGACCCCCCGACGTCCACATGGGTAACGGTTGGCGTACACAAGTGGTACCGTGTTGTCGCCGCTGGCGAGACGGTGAGCGAGGACTTCAACGGCAACGGGGTGCTCGACCCGGGCGAGGATTTGAACAACAACAGCGCTATCGATTGGTACCGAGAGGCCACGCTGGCCGGACCCGACTGGAATCCGGAGTGGGCCGTCGATTTGTACGGCGACGGCAGAAAAGACAAAGCGTTCGCCACGCTCTTGAGCGGTGCGATCGGCGTCTACAGCACGACGGTCGAGTTGGAGTGGTAGCGGTCGGCAGCAGGACAACGGCCGCTGGGGACATCAAAACGACTCGGCTAAGGTGTAGTTTTTCCCCACCGCGGACAACTCCGGCCAGCGTCGCACAGAAACGCGGCGAACAGCGCAGGGGTCCGACCCTGAACCGAACAGCCCTCCCGCGGCGTGAACTCGGGGCACTTCTCGCAGAGGGCCAGGATCCGGCCGGCGTCGGACCATGGGTGAGTGGTCGGCGTATTCGACAGTAACTCTTCAATCGCGCAGAGGATCGGATTCTCGCTCATGACGGTCCCCATCGTCTTGAGTCAGTCTGGGCTGATAGCGATCGCAATCACTCATCACCAGCCAGAGCAGCCAGTTTTGTCGGTGACGACATTCTCGGCCACAGCGGGTACAGTGCGAGCCGTTGAATTCTGGGCAGCCGCCAAAGCACTTGTCGAGTGTCGCTTGGATTTCCTCCATTGATCGGGTGGCCGCCCCGGCGTCGACTATCTGCTGGAGGTCGGCTTCGACGATTCTTCGACGGCCGACTGCACATGACCGGCGGAGCATCTCCGGGGGGTATTTAGAGACTCGTTCGTGTCTACAGTTCTGACAACGATAAGGCCATTTTCCATCGTGAAGTGGTCCAGTCTTGTCGTACCTACATAGATTATCTATGTTGCTGGCCATATATCTACCGTTGCAGGTAAAGACCCTATACAAGGTTGGCAAGGTCCCGAGTGTGCATCGCTATCTTTACTCAGGGTAATCTTACCGTCCTCATCCGCGTCAACAAGGCAATTATCAGATGAAGACGGTGTTGAACTGTAGACTGCTTTGCTGAAACCTGCCTCACCAAAATCACACACTAGCCAAACCCATAGTGTAAACTTCCAACTAGAAGGACCAGTCGACGATAGGGCAAGAGTAGGAGAACGTCCCGTGATTGCACAAAACAAACCACTTCCTCCTTGGCAGTCTTCGGGCGGAACCGGTACACAGTTTCCGTCGATCGGTCCATTCCACAGACAGCATACGTTACTGACTTGACAAGCCAAACCCCCATAGAGACACAATGGTCCCCCTTGACCAGAAATATCTTGGGTAGTTAGCGTGATCTCTCCAGAATAGTTAGTACATGCTGGGAATTGTGAGTTTGTCCATCCTCCAATACCAAAGTCAGCAACCCATTCCTCGGGGGCCCCTGAGCACTTAGTGCAATCCCCACAACAAGGGCAGCCGGGGTTGTGCTTTCTGTTCAGCATGGCTCGCCGCTGACGTATCGCGTCCCGCTGGCCGTAAGACTGGTAATCACGAAAACTTCTTCAGTCACTGCGTCAGGGTAGATATTGAAAACAACCAACGGCTCATCGGTTTCGAGAATCGTCTTCTCGTCGGCGAAAGAGGTTTCCACGCACCTGGTACACACCGCGGAAAAGATCGTCGTTCCGGCCCTGGCCGCAATGCCACCCGCCGGCGTCTTGACGAGTATGTCGCTGCCCCGGGTTGGCCGGTCTTGCGGCGCGGCTGGACTGCTGCGGGACGCTTCTACGGTATCGGCAATTGCGGCTGATTCTGCCGCCGTCGGTGGCCTGAACATCTGCCCTTTGCGGTATCGTCGCATCATGGACCACCCCACCCGAAAACGCTCACGTAGTCTCTCCACTCGCGCCCGGCAGGCCGGATAATCTCGATGGACTCAATCGGTCGAATCGCATGTGTGTCGCCTCCAGCGTCGTCTTCGGTACCCCACTCGTATATCGGCGAGATAACGTCAAACCCTTTCTTGTCGTCAATCGTGATGCCGCCGACTACCAGCCCAGTCTCGTTGCGAGAAACCTCGAACGAGTATTCTGCCGACGCCTCCGCCTCTGATTCTGTCGCGTTGCCGCCAGCGTAGGCGATTTCTCCCGGGTCGTATCCAAGGAAGGTGTCATTATTCGGGTGCCCGACAAGCTTCCCTATGGCTCGCAGGTATGCGTGATTCAGAAACGCCTGCGGGTGCCGGTAGGAAATCACGATTCGCGTCTGGTTGAACGGAACATCCACGCCGACGACTTCCTGCCCGTTGAAAATCGTCCCCTTATGGCCCTTGTCAGCCTCGGCCCCAGCGGCCGGGAACTTGGCAGCCGGATATCCGGCAATCCGCTCCCCGGCAGTTGCTTTGGCTGTCCCGGCAGCGTGTTCCACGCGGACAAGGTACGTGCCCGACTGTTTAGTGAACGGCGAGTAGGTGACGCTGATTTCGTACAATTGAGCGTAGAACGATTCATGCAACTGGATGGAATTCCAGAACAACGTGCCCATCGGCGTGTCGTAGGTCGCGTAAGCAGGTGTTCCAATAATCAGCCCCATAACCTCCGATGACACGACGTCGAAAGCGTCACCGCCTCCAGTATACGGAAGCTTGTCCTTGGCGCGGAACTTGCGGACGATCACCAACGAATCGCGGTCAAGCGTCAGGTCAGATCCGGTGATAAGTTCAAGCGTCAACGCCACTACTACACCCTCCATCCTGCGAGGAATCTTTCGATGACGGCCTGTTGCTCCTTGCTGGCTCCCACGAGATCGGCCATTCTTCTTACAATTTGCTTCGCGCTTTCCTCGATAGAAGCAATCCCCCCAGCCATTCGTTCCTCGGGTCCGCCTCCGCCTGGCTGAAAGCCTGCGATTCTCGCTGCCTCTGCCGAATAGGTCGCGGTCAGGGCAACGCCAAGGGGAGCTGCCGCAGTTATCGGCGTCGGGGTAGGCAACGGTTTTGGACCGGCTTCGCCTTTCTCCTCTTCCTTCTTTCGTTCGGCTGCCTCTTTCCGCAGGGCAGCCAGCTCTTCCGCTACATCTTCAATCCCTGCTCCCGATTCCAGCTTTGCCAGAAACGCCTCGACCGATTCCGACACCTTGCCGGTCCCTGGTTCGCCGCCTATAGCTTTGGCATCGGCTACCAGCCTTTCCGTATATTGCTTCACCGCTTCCCGGGCGTCGGCGAGAACGTCCACCGTTCCGCCGTCGGCCGTACCAGAGCCGCCGGCCTTGATGTCCGCTATTTGTGCCCGCAGGTTTTCCAGCGCCCTCTGGTCTCTTTCGGTGGCCGTTCCTGCTGCGATGTCCACTTCTATCTCTTTTGCCGTCTCCTCAAACACCCGCAACCGCGCTTGTCGGGATTCACGTTCGGCCAATTCACCCTTCGCCTGTTCTTCGCTCATATCCACGCCGAGCACTTTCGACATGGCCTTGCCCATGATGCCGCCTTTCGCCGACTGCTCAAGCATCCAATTCGCCATGCCCTCGACGGCCGCTTTCCATATCTGCGGAATCCGGCTAGCAACCCCGATCACCGTGTCTAGGGTACGTTTGCCCCAGTTGTTCCATTGCTCATTCAGAAAGCCCGTCACCTTGCCCCACGCCGCGAGAATACCATCTCCGATTTTGCCGATGACGCGAAGAATCGTTCCGAACGTCTCCGGGAACGCCTCTTGGATTGCACTCAGCCCTTGCAACAAGCCCAGTTTCAAACCCGCCATTGCGATCTTGCCAGCCAGTTCCCACTCGCCCGACATCAACGCATCTTGAACACCGCCGAACGTCGTCTTGAGCGTATTGATGATCGGCATCACCGCTGCCTTGAGCGATGCCCACGCCCGCTTGCCGCTCTCGCTGTACTTCAGCCACGCCGCGGCACCGGCCACTACAGCCGCGGTAATAAGCCCTATCGGCGACAACAAAACGCCAGCTACAGATCCCAGGGCTGTGAGGGCAACGCCGGCACTCCATAATGCAATGCCGAATGTAGTCAAGGCCGTCCCGCCAACAACCAGAACAGCACCGATAGCCGCCACTGTCGCGAGCAGAGCGCCTTTGTTTTTGGCGAACTTGCCGGCGCTTACCGCGATGCGTTTCATTATGCCGAGAAACTGTAGGGACGGTTTAGCAAGACCTGCCCCGACATTGAAGAACATCGCTTTCACTGCCCGCTTGACGCGGTTGATTGCGTCGGTTACCTTCGCCGCGTTTTCGACTTCCTGTTGGGTTGGAATGATGCCGAGGTCGCGAGCCTCGTCACGCAACGCGGCGATTCCTTTGCGGCCTTGCATTAAAAGCGGAAGGATGCGGTCAACACCAGTACCGAAAGCACGTTGAGCCAAGCCGGCAGCCGCCGCATTGTCCCCGTATTCGGCCATAGCATCGGCCAAAGCAAGAAACCTCTCCTCCGGATTCATGCTGTTCAGTTGCTCGACGGATAAACCAAGCTCCTCGACTGCCGAGACCTCCGTGGCTGAGCCTTGACCGATGGTGAGTCTGCCGAGCCGTCGATTCATCTTGAGCACGGCGTTTTCTACGGACCCTATGTCTGATCCGGACTGCTCTGCCGCAAAGCCCAATTCCGCCAACGAACTCGCGGCTATACCAGTTCGTTGGGACATCTTGTCGAGCGCGTCACCTTCGGATGCAAACGATTTGACGGCCGCCGTCAGCGGTGCGAGAAGGGCCGCGCCAACTCCCGTTATGACCGCGCCTGCCTTCATCGCGCCACGGCCAAAGCTCTTGAGCTTGGCACCCGACGCTTTCAGCACACGGGCAAGCTGGCGGCTCATGTCGTTCTTCAGAAATAATCTGACAAAAGCTCTTCCAGCTTCGATTTCTTTCTTGCTCGCCACGTCAGCCTCACCCGGCTTGCTTGTGCATTTCCCGCTCGCGTTCTACGGCCGCCTTGGCTTCTCGCATCGATGGCGTGTCGGGTGCGCCGTAATTGCCCCACTCAAGCACTTGCCCGGTACGAATGAACCGCTCGGCATCGAATCGCTTTTCCTGCCACACCAGCGCCCGCACATCGATGGCTAACGCCCGTCGCGACTCGCGAGCAGCCACAGCCATCAACCAGAGGTCCCGGAGGGTGAGGTTTCTGGGGCTGACGTGGCACTCTCCTGCGAATCGTCGACAGGCGTCGGCGGCGTGGTATCCTGGGCGGGTGCAGACCCTTCGCCCGGCGATGACGGCGAACTCCCCTCCGCCATCTCTTCCTGAATCAGCCTCATCACGTCCTTCTGGACTTCCGGATCCATCTTCAGAAATCCGGCCGCCAGTTGCAGTTGTTCCGGCGTCATCTCCGGCTGATTCTTCCGCGTCGTCAAGCTCAATTGCATCGCGGACCATGCGCTCTCCGGGAAAAAATCCGCGAGGGCTTCCAGCACGGCCTCCCGTGCCCTCGTGATGGCATCCTTGCGGATCTGCTTGATGAATTCTGCGGGCGACTTACCTCTTTCCTTGAGTTGCTCGCCGCACACGACTACCAGTACGCGACCCAAAGCTTTAACGTCTCGCTCAACCGCGAGTAGCCCGCCGGCTGACATGTCCGCGAGGTCGACTTTGGCTTCCTTATCTACACGGTCCAACAGGAAACAGTCGAACTCAAACTGCCAGTCTAGCCCCAATGCGTCTGTGAATTTGCTCATGTCAATCTTCCTTTGGCAGTGAAACCAGAAATGTGCCGGTCACTTTGACGGTTCCGGGAACCGGGACATCTACTGTCCACCGCCGGATATGAAACGCTCGACCGTCATCGCTTTGCAATCCATCGGGCATTGCGATAGCCTTGTCGATGATGTCCTTTGGGTGCGTACCAGATACCTTTGCTCCTGGCTTGTATTCCGAATAGGGTTGTACATCAACGCTCATTCTTTTTCTCCTAACCCGATATGAACAACGCCCGCCGGTGCGGGCGTTGGCTATCCTCTGATATCCAGCATGAATGCCACTTCAAGCACCTCGCCGATAACCGCCGTGCCCGTCGCACCATCTACAACTGCCAATGCAATACGACAATCTAGAATGTCGCCGCCAACAAGTCCCGCCGACGTGATCGTGAAATCCCGATCTGCATTTGTCAGATTGTTAATGTCCTGCGCGGCCGTTGCACACAAATCAGCTCCGACTCCTCCGTCACGATCAGCCTTGTAGACCTCCGCGTCGATGGTGGCGGTTGTGTCGGAAACCGTCGTTTTCATTCCTCCGCGAATCCGCAGCGTAATCGTTTCGCCGCTGTCATATTCGGGCTTGAGATCAAAACTAAATCTGGCGTATAGCGTTGTCGTGGTTGTCTTGAGGTCGAAAGTGTCAAGATACCAAGACACTGTGCCTAGCGTCTGCGTAACCGGAAAGCCAAGGTCATCGACGGCAGAGGGACTTGGCAGAAGTGTCTGAATGGCATCGTGGACACGAAAAGCAGACCACGGCACGATATATTTTTGCGCGACGTCCTGAGCAAGTTTAATACGCGCAATGGCGGCTCCAGCCGAAATTTGCTCATTCGTTATTGCACCAGACCCCACGCGCATGTCGCCGGACAGTTGGGCTGTGCCATTGAAAAATCCAGCACCCATGACAAGCCTCCCTTACACTGATGCGTCGTATAGGGCCACGCAATCGATTGTCGCGGTCGAGCCTGATGCGTTTGTAAAGAAGAAGGCAGTAACATCAGTGCCCAACAAAAACGAATCGTAAGAGGTGACGTGCCATTGGTAGGGAATATTCGCCAACAACGCGATGGTGCCGCCGGCGCCGGCACCATCGTTGACCTCAAGCGTTATATCCTGGTCGGAGTTCAGGTAGAAGCTTTTGCACGCCGAAACGTCGAGTGCAAACTCGACCTCAAAATCCGTTGTCGAGTCTGCGACGGGTTCCCCATCGAGCAAGGAAACACCCACCTGCGTGTTGGTGACCTTTACGCTACGGGCTACGCCGGAGCCATCGACCCCATATGTTAGTGTGTGCGTTGCCATCGGTTATTTCTCCATATCGGTGAGTTCTTCCGACTTAGCAGGCTTGGCCGACTTCGCGGGCTTAGCGTGCTTCACAGGTTTCGCCGACAAATCTGGCGAAAGGATTGCTTGAATTGAAACAGTATCGCTCGGCGGGTCTTCACCGACGTCGGCATACCTCAGATCGCCATGATACAGGCGGTCGCTCATGTGAAGTCGTCCAATGAAGCCCGAGAACACCTTCTCGGAATCCGTGTCCAGTTTTCCAACTGCGGCATTGAGTTGACGTAGCACGTCTTTCGTTATCTGAACCACTGTGGATTCCCTTTCGCTTAGGTAGTCACCCAATCAGGGCGACCATAGTCGGAGGTCGGGTGCAACTCGAATTCGATCGTCTGGCCGTCCGCGATGGCTCCAGGGCTGCTGTACTTGACGTAGCAATCTCCGTCGAACGCCACTTCTCCGCCGACGATTCGCAGGAACCTGAACGCCAGGCCGACCGGCGGGTCTGCATCGGCAGTTGCCAGCAACGCATCCACATGAGCATCGCCATCCTTGTAGACCATCGAGAACGTCGGCTGTGAATTCTTCTTGACGGGGGTTTCGTCCATCTTCGGAATAGTCGCCCCGCTGCCACGGGTTGGGCGATCGACAAAATCGAAATCCCCCCCCCCAGGGTCGACGTCTACGACATTCGGCGTAATCAGTGTAGTCGCGGTGGCGCCAGCCGCATCGCGGTACACGGCCATCTCGTAGCCTGAGCGTTTTTTCGCCATGTCTCAATCTCCTATCAGATCGCCCCTTCCCACTCACGGTGGAATCGGGCTAGGCTTCGTTCTAAAGCTGATTGCATAGTCGGCCGCTTCGGGAATAACACACCACCGCGACGTTTACCGTGTTCGTGGGCTTCCATCGCTTGATCGATCCTGCTCGCTGCGAAGCCGATCGCCGCGCCTCGCTTGTCGGCTTTGAAGAGAATCGCACGCTTCGCCAAGGCGCCGCCTCGACCGCGTTTCGTGCGGACGGGACCGCCCGCCGGTCCAGGCTTGTTAGATCGCACAATGCTTTCGCGAGCCGATTTACGGATACTCGCAGCCGCGTGGAAAAAGCTAGTGAAGGCCCCCTTATCGACAGCGGCATCCACTCGTTTCGGTGTCGGCTTGAATTGGGTTTGCGTTCCGAACATTTCACCCGCTCACAATTCGTTTCGTCCTGACAAGCCACGCATAGCTCTTCGCGTGGGGCACTAACGGTGGCCGTTTACCGTCAAGCATCAGTTCCCAAATGTCACCATCCTCATCGGTGATCCGGTCACCGGCTTGCGGGGTCATCACAACATCGGCAATTTTGTAATCCGCTTTTTTGACCAGCCATTCACGATCCCAGTAATTCGACCCGGCCACTTTGCCGCCACTCTCATCATCGCCACTATCCACTATGACGGCAGTTATCTCCGTCTGTACGTCCGCCCGCGATAGCGTGACCGGATCCCCTGCTGAGTCATCAAGGGTATCCGCCAGGAATGCCAGGCCATCGGAAAACCAACTCATTCGCTTTCGTCCGGAGATTCAGTAGCCGCTTCCGCGGGGACAGGCTCCGGTTCGACCTCCGCCACGGTCCACCCATCGCCCGACATAGTCACGTTGTCGAGTGACACCGTACCGGCCTTCAACGCCCGCAACAGGGCAAGGGTTTTTTGATAGTTGCAACTGAGATTGGACGCGGTCTGGATTGCGTTCAACTCTTGCGTCAACTCGTCCACGGTGTTTCCTTCGTGTGTGGAAAGCCGGTGCCGCCATAATCGACAGCCCCGGCGTATGGTGATTGCTAGCCGATTCGGTAGGTGATCCACGTAGTGGCGGCAGTCATCCGCGAACGGAAGACTGCCGAGTTTCCGGTGATTCCGCCAGTCGACACATGAGCCGACTGAACGATCGGATTTCCCACGATCGTGTGGGTGGCCCCAGCCGTCAGGGTGATCGTATCAGCCGCCGCTGCGGACAGGTTTATGATCGTCCAATCGAAACTATCACCGGTAGCGGTTGCCACGCCGCCGCTCATCAGCGTTCCGGTCGGCAACGTATATGCCTGGGTCGCACCCGCAGCGTGCGTGCCGGTGATGATCTTCGTCAGTAGTCCGGCAATCGTCAGGGTGGCCGTAGTCGTCTCAGCCGTAGGCGCTCCCTGTTGGACCGTCGCTAAGCCGAGATTGCGAATCACGCCATTCTCACCTGTACCGTTTCCTACACCTGGAGTCAGGATGACATCCCCGCCGTCGTCGTTCGTTGACAGGGCTTCACCGCCCGTGATGGAAACCGCTCCACCGGCGCCAGTCGCACCAGTCCCCGAAGCACCACCAACCAAGCCCACCGCTCCGCCGGCGCCAGTACCTTTACCAGCACCACCCGTCGTGGTAACAGGACCGCCGGCGCCATTGGTTGTATTGGCGTTGGCTCCACCCGTAATGGTCACGGCTCCACCGGTGCCACCTACGCCTGCTATTGTTGCACCACCGGCAATGGCAACGGCACCGCCGCTTGAGGTCGTTCCAGGGACTCCGCCGATCAGAGAGGCCGCGCCGCCCGCGTTGCCTGCAGTTGACGAGGTACCACCAGTGACCGAGACCGTCCCACCTTGAGCGGCAGAAATCCCCGCGATGGCCAGCGAGGAGTCGCTGCCCGTAATGTCGTCTGCGGTCATCGATCCGCCAACGGTGGCGATATTCAGACTGGTGCCGTCGATGTCCACGCGGACGTACGTATCCGTCGCCGCGGTGTCGGAGGTTCCGTTCGGCTGGAGCGGAACGGCAGTACCGATCAAGTTGTTTCCAGTCGCCGTCGCGGTCGCGGCCCCACTGAGAGCGGTGCCGGTGACGGGGGTTCCGTTCTCATCCCAGTACACACGATCCCCTGCCTGAATGATTTCGGCAGCCTGGGGAACGTCCCATGCACCATTAGAACGGACGGTACCTAGCGGGTTCAGGCTGAAGTCAATCGCAGCGGACACGATCAGCGGGCGGGTGCCGATTACGACAACCTCCCCTGCGATCTTGTCGCTACTGGCCAGATAGGCCAACGCCAGCCCAGGTTTTACAAAAAGTGCAGGTGTTTGAGCCATTTCAGTGTGCTCCTGTTTTGAGTTTTACGCCACCTTGACCGGCAGCCTTGGGTTGGTTGGGGAAAACGGTTACACGCCGACCGAAAGTACTGACGCACGGAACTCGGTCATAGCCACGCCGAAATCGTGGTAGCCTCGCGACTGGATACCGAGCGTGTTGAAGTCGGCGGCCGTCGACTCGATCGTCGGAGATTGTTGACCATCGAGGAAGCACATTGCAGCCGAAGCCAATACTGCCGGATTGGCCAACAGGAACCACTGGGTGATCGAGCCTCCGGTGAGCGAAGTATCGCTCAACTCCGGAATGATGACCGGCTTGAAGCGGTTGAAGTGGATGTTGTTGACCAGCGTCGTGCCCGAGTCAGTCGAGTCCCGAACTTCCATCGAAGTGAAGAGCTTGCGGTTCGTCGCCTCCAGGTCAGATCCCGACATTAAGAGTGCAGGCTCCAATCCAAGCCGGTTGCCATCTGGTCCTTTCGCATCACGGAAGAGTTTGACTGCTTTGTTGAGGCCGACTTCTCCGAGTGCAGTAGTAGCCCCAGCCTGACGGTTACCTCGGGCAGCCGTCCAGAACGTACCACCGTCGACAGCAGCCAACCAAGCGGTCCAGAAGATGTCATTAAGCTTGACCGCCGCGCCCATGCCGAGGCGATTTCGCAGATCGTTGAACGCACCTAAATCGTCGTTAATAAGATCCTGCCTAGTTAGCGCCAGCATTTTTGCGTAAGTTTTCGCTTGGATGTTGTAGCTTTCCTGACTGACCGTTCCGTGCTCGATTTCTCCGCCCGGTCCAACCTCTTCGTACGTGAGGTCGGCATTCATGCGGAACATCGTCACTGCCTTGAAGTCCGAAACCGATTTCACCGAGGCAACCTGCCGCCACGATTGCGGCAGAAGATTGAAGCCATCCAGCAGTAGCTTGTTGCCAGTAGTCGTCAACATCGTGGTGATGGTGTGCGTGCTGAACGCAGCCTGAATCACCTCACGGAGGTTGTCGGCTTTAATCCACGGCCGGCCGCTGTAGCCGTTCTGCGAAGCACAGGCCAGCAATAGTTGTTGGATACCGATGCCTCGGTATTGTTTGTCGGCGGCTTCCAGCACTTCCGGCTTGAAATGCTTTTCCGGCGCGGCCAGCCCGGCCGATAGGCAGAAGGCAGCTTCAATTGCAGGCATGGAAACGTCTTGGCTGCTGCTGTGGGTCGCCGGGCCCTTGGGGCGACCAGCGACCTGAAGATCAGCCTCGAAAAGCTTTGCGGCTGGTAGATTCTCGGCCTCAAGCTTGTGTGTCGGCCATTGCTCACTAAGCGCTTTCGCCTTTGCTTCGATCGCGACTTTTCGTGCGGCTGCTGTCAGTTTCGCAAAATCGTTGGCCGGAACATCCGGACGATACTTTTCGGCAGTCGCCTCGATCTTGGCGATATGTTGCTCGTGGGCGAGAATCACGCCGTCGAGGTCGAAGCTAGGGGCCTTGACTACGGCCGCGGCAGTCAAGACGGCCGCGGCATCGATCGCCTTCTTGTCCTTCGCCGCCGCTGCCTGGATGTCCGCAGCCTCCTTGAGGTCTGCCGCAGCCTTCACTTCTATGTCGTACTTGGCTTGGAGAAGTTGTTTTTGATCCTCACGCAGATCGTCGAGCGAGAAGCCGAGGGCCTCGATCCATTCTTGAAATTCCATGGCACTTGCCTCCTGGTTTTTGGTTTGAGCGGCCGTGGCCGCGATTCGGGTAGTGGATTTTCGGTCGGCGGCCATCGCCAGAAAGCTGGTTTCGCCGAGCGTTGATTTGCGAGCGACCTCGAGGGGTCCCGTGAGTGTCTTGCCATTGACCTTTGTCTTCACGCCTTCGCCGACGAACTCCAGCTTGCCGGGGCGCACGCCCACGGATGCCTTCCAGGGAAAGCCCCTGGCAGCGGCGGCTTGAACTTCAGCCGCGTCGGGACCAGCCCCGGAGATGAGGCCGGCGAGTTTGAGCGAGGAGTCAGTCTTTGTGACTTCATCCGCGTGGCCAACCACACGGGAAGGATCGTGGTCACGAAGAATGGGAATTGGGGCTTTTGCAGTGAGGCCAGCCAGGTCGATCACTACGGGCGGGCCGTAGTTGCCCACCTGCATAGGACCACCGGTATAAGCGGTCATCGAGAACCGCTTGGGCTTCGCGTCGTCGCCCCCCTCGCCGTCCCCTGCGTCGGCCGCGGTAATCCACTCGACACCCACGGCCTCCATTAGAATGGGGCTCTGCCCGGCTGCCGCTTGGATCATGCGAGCCGCATGTCGCTTGTTGCGCTTGGCTCGGTGCCTGGTGTGCTTGCTCATGCGCGTGCCCTCCCGTTTCCGCTGCTGCCGGCAGTTGCCAGCCTGTTCCGGCCTCGTGTTGGCGGTGGAGTTGGCTCGTTATCCGGATCGTCGGGCGGCTCAGCGGGTGCAGAGGCACCGCCACCAAAGTGAGCATTGAAGAGCGCGGCCCGCATCTGGGCGGGTGTGACGCCGTAATCCTCAGCCATGCGGGGCAACTCTTCCTCGAGGTCCTGACCCTGCTGGGCGTAGACCCGGCGGAGAACCGCAGCGCCGGTCGATAGATTTACCTTGTTGGCGTCGGCGTGCTTTTTCTCGTCGATGATCGGCTTCTCGGGCCAGTCCCAACCGTGAGCCGGCGACGGATCAGCCGGCACGCCCCAACCAAACCGGAGGACAGCTTCGGCAAACCACACCTCGAAAAGTGGATCAAGCCCGTCTTCTTCGATATCCTGTTGCTCAACATCGACAGAAACGAAATAGGTCAGATGATCGAGCCTGCCGCCGGAGAACGAATATCCACTGGAGTCAGCCCTTGCGATATTGTTTGGCATGTTGAGTGGCCGCGCCTGATCGCCCGACAGCTCGTGAACGAAATCTTTGTAGGTCGCCGACGGCTGCTCAGGCTTCGGCTGAAATGCGTCATAGCCAGCCGGCAGGGCCGTCATCATCCCCTTTTCGATCGGCATCGTGGTGAAGGGCTTAGCGATGGTGACATCGACGCTGGGATCCATCTGTGTCTTGAGAAACAGCGACCAGTTTGCGATATTCTCGGCCCCCACAACGACTGCCTCACGGAACCTCCTACCCACCGCATGGCAATTCAGCGACGAGGCAACCTCTGAGACGCCGCGGTGTTGACCGGCTCGGTCTTCACGAAAAAGGTGAAGCATGAATCGGGCGGGTATCTGATCTACTTCCTGCCCGAACCCGCCCAACGAACTGCCCGGGTGGTGCTTGAGCACGTCATAGAAAAGCGGGTTGCCGAATTCGTCAAACTGGATGCCGTCAATCTTGTTCGGTTCATCGGCCCCAATGAACGGCGTAGTGACCTGCTCACATTCGACCATTCGCAAACCGAGCTTGACGCGGTGGCGCATCCTCGGATTCTGCGCAATGATGATGAACGCCTCGCCGTCTGAGACCTTTGCCTTGATGACTGTACGAAGCTTCTCGGTCAACTTCGCTTCCTTGGCCCACCTCTTCCACTCGGCTTCCACCATCGAATTGAAACCGGGAGAGCCGGTTTGCATTCGTAGCTTGGGCCCTCGACCCACCACATAATTTGCATGGGTGAGCTGGACGCCCTTGCCTTGACCGTTGTTGGCGAGTTCGTATCTGGCTCGGTGGGATATCCGTTGGCGGACGACCTTGCTGTTGGCGGCGTCGGCGTCGAGCGCATCAGCGGCGAGCCAGTGCTGGGTGTTCATGCCGCCAAGGGAGGCTGCATCGTAGCTGCCTTGGATCGGTCGGGGCGTGTCCATGTCGACTGTCGCCGGCTGGCGGCGAGAGAACGCGCGGCGGATTGCGGCAATCATACCCATCAACCGGCCCCCGGGGCTTCGAGCTTCACGATCCGGAGACCGAAGTGGTTCTTTGACCCGGCGGCCTGGGACGATTCGTGGCGAAGGGCTGCGATCAACTGGTCGATGTCGTGACTTTCAACTCGCCCCTTGTCCGTGCTGACGACCTGCGGGTTGAGTGCAGCCTGTTCGAGCGCGTCGGCGATAGTTGTAGGAGTTGTCACGACCTTCCCCTGAGCCATGATCGAGGCGAGCGCAATAAAAAAAGGCCACACGAGTACACGACCTCGTGTGGTCTTTTGCTTGCGCTGGTTTCGCGTCGGGGAGCTACCCAGGCGCGTCGCCTCGATCAGATTGTCTGCTTCAGGTTATGGCAGGGACGTAGGCTTGGTCAAGCGGAAGTTGGGAACGGGGGGCAGAATTGCCATGTATGGCAACTGGGGGTCAAAATCGCTTCTTCTTCCGCCCGATCTGCCGATGGGAGAGCCGCTGATTCATCCGGCAGGCCGCGCTGCGATACCCTCTTTGCCGCCACGGTTGGTGTGCCGCGGCCTCGGCACGTACACGACGATTGTCTCGCTTCCTTGTTGCCGCGGAGTGGCGTTCGAGCTTGGCAGACAGTTCCGCCAACGTCTTCCAGGCACGGCTCTCCGCTATGGCCCCCAGCGCTTTCGCGAAACTGCGGATCGCTGCTGACGCCCGCCTTATGGCTCGCGTCACTGCGTCCATGTCGTAGCCCTGGGTTTCACTCACCACCGCGATTCTCCGTAAGCCAGACTTGGCCTTCTTTCGCAAGTTTCCAAAAGTCTTGTCGGTTGACTCCCGGCGCGAACGGCAGGTCGCCGCAGAACGACAAGTCCCATTCCAGCCCAAGGCCGCCAGGACGGTCTAAGTACCGCCTCCAGTGTGCAAGCACATAGCAAAACGGGACTCCACCCGGCGCTTTCGTTGGGGTCCAGAATACAATTTCCGGCTGCGGTTCGGATAGGTGTCGTAGTTTGAGGGGGCCGATCTGGCTTCCGAAGGACGGTAGATGATCGGTGTCTTCAGGTGCCATTTGTCGAAGCGGCTCAAGAGCCTCCTTCCGTGCCAGGATACACTGCTTCGGAATGAACATAATCCCGCTGAGCTGGCCGGTGCGCGCGTCCACAGACGAAGCGATGCACAGCACCTCTTTCGTCTCTTCCACGACGTGCCCAAGGCTCGTGATCTCGGCAATCCGCATATCCGGGGCGTCCTGTTCGGTCCACCCGTCGTCGGATCTCGCATCGACCCAGGTAACGATTTCGGGCCGGCCGAGTCGGCCTGGCTGCGTGTCCCTGGCACCACACCCTGGACAAAGCGGAGTGCATGCAGGTTCCATCGGCTCTCGGAGAAACTTGTGGCCACACGGCAAGCATGTCCACCAGTTTCTTTCAGCCGCCTTTTCTTCACTCATCAAACACCTCCTTAGAGTTAATTACCTACCCCCACCCACCCTTTCAAGAGGTTATTGCCCCTCCCTCGGGATTTCCTCTGTCCTCAGCATCGTCTGCCCGCAGTGCCTGCATATCCGGCGACGGTGCCGGTTTCCGCTTGCAACGATATAGGAACTCTCTACCCGCCAATCACAACAGCCGCAACGCCGACAAGTCCATGGATTAGCATCCCCTTCGGCCGCCATCTCCTGCAATGACTTTGCCTTCTTCTCGTCTGGCGGCGGTAGTGTGTTTTCTGGGTCGGTCATCGGGTTACTCAGTCATCTGTGCGATTGGCAGCGTACCCAGATAGTCGGCCATACAAGCCAGACACAACGTGCGGGTAGTGCTAGATGCTGCAACGATTCTGAACCTATGTACCTTCAGGCCGATGTCTCCATGAATCGGGCAGAGGTAGCCGACCTCGGGGGCTGGTTTCTTCGTCAACTCTGGAATGCTCCGTGCCGCCATTTGAAACAGCTCCTCGAAATTGATGCCTATTTGTCCAGCCGGGCAATCGGCGAGGCTTTCAAATGGTCCATGACGCAACGAAAGCAAAACGTTTCCTCTGTTTCCGTTTTGTCCAGCTCGACATGCGTGTAAGTTATTCCTGCTACGTCACCATGCTTCGGGCAAATATAGTCGTGGAACTCGTCGACTGGCTTTGGGTTCCTTATCAGCCACAGATCCGGCAGCAAGACAGATTTATCCATAGCCTCCTCCGGCCGTTGGGTGACATAAGGCACCTCGTGGTGGTCCTCTAGCCGCCCTGTGTCCTTGCTCTCATCGCTCATCACAATCTCCTTGGGTTAATTACCTGCCTACCCCCTGTCATTGTCCGACCTATGTGTACGCTTCCCAGCCTTCTGGGATTCCTCC